CGTACAGTCTCCTGTAGGATCAGCCTTTGTATTACCACTAAAGAAAAGAGCAGACGATAGAATCAAAGCTCCTATTAAAAGTTTGTTTTCTCTCATTGTTTTGCCCTCCTCTTTAGCAAAAAAAAAATTAAGTTAGTATATCAAAGTGTATTAAAATATCTAGAATTAAGTAAGTAAATAATATACGAAACATTGTTCGATAGCGTTTAAAATCATCTGACATCTCAGCCAACTGTTCTTTGTTAATCCTTACCCAAGATTCTTTCCGTTCTGTTTCCACTTCATATACACATCTATTATTTAATTTTAATTGTTTTAGGTTTCTTCTCTTCAGGAATTATTTTTTCAAGAAAGATATTGAGCATACCATTTACAAAGTTAGCACCTTCGATCTCTATATCTTCAGACAATTTAAACTGTCTTTTGAAAGAGCGTTGAGCGATTCCTTTGTAGAGCTTCTTGTCTTCTTCTGTTTTAGAAGAGTCATAAGAAACTGTTAAAGTATTCTCTTGTATCTCGACATTCAAATCTTTCTTGTCGATCCCTGCTAGAGCAATTTCAATTACGAAATCATCTCCGTGTTGTATTACATTGTAAGGTGGATAACTTGGTAAACTTTTAGAGCCTTGTGACACTTGTGTCATGTTCTCAAAAAGATTATCAAATCCCACAAACAACGATGAAAAGATTGGATCTGTAAAATCCACTAAGCCATATTTATTTCTGACCATTTTTATTCTCCTTATTATAAGCAAGATTAATGTTGTGAAACACACTACTTAAAGTATGCTTCGTTAATGCCTCTTAGACCTCCGTATGAGCGTTCTAAGAAGACTTCATAGATTAGTTAGAACTTAACCTGCTCTACTAATCAATGATCTTATATAGCTTATTCCACTAGAGACATAAGCGATACATTTTTTAATAATTTCTTTTGTTTTATTGTAAATTTTCTTACAAATTATTTTAAATTTTTCCATTTGTTTTACCTTTATTTTTTAACTAAGCTACCACCGAAATACATTCCGATAATAGCCGATACTAAATTAGTATCTAACTGCGTGATTACCAAGCCTTGAAAAGTAATCCATTCAAAGACATCTCTTCCATCACGAAAGAACCAAAATCCCGGATTCCAATTAGTGTAGCCTACCGTTACATCAACAGTAGGATAATAGACAGCTACTAATTTAGGCAGCACCACGATAGCAAGCACAGAAACTAAAGCTATGATTCTTCTAGTCCAAGCAAATCCTTTATCCTTTAGACCATGATCAAGAGATTGCTTCTTAGCTTTCATCTCGAACTCACCTCTTGTAATAAGAAGTTTCTGCTGTTCTTCTTTAGCCTTTCTGCTTTGTGACCATATACTTAGAAGACTACTAAGCAATGTAGATCCTAGCATTGTAATTATTTCAAAGGGGAATCCCATGCATTATCTCCTCTGCTAGTTCTTCGTAGAGCTTTCTAAAATTATTTAAAGTCATACAAGAAAGATCTTGTTTTATTTGGTGAAGCCTATAGATTTTATAAGCGGCTTCAAGTTGTTCTTCTGTGTATAGTAACATAGTATACTGTTGTATTTTTAATCTGTCAAGTTATTTATAAATCTTCTGAATATAATCTTGTGTTTCTTTTGGAAGCTTTTTAAAATCTGATCCTGCTGTTATCCAATCTGTAGTATTGCCCGGACCCCAATTATAAGCAATAGATGCAGTCTTCCAGTCTCCAAAATAATTCTTTAAATTTCTCATATAATCTGTACCAAATCTAATGTTTTCTTCTACATTAAATAAATCATCTCCTTGAAAAGGTGTAGTCTTATATCCCGGCTGCTTTGCGGTTGCTGCCATAATTTGCATAAGACCTTTTGCTCCTTTTTTACTTACAGCAGTAGGATCTCCTTTACTTTCAGCATCTATAATTCTTCTAAATAAATCTCTTTCTTCAGGATCTTCAACTATTTGATCTAAAACCTCTGACCATTTTTTATCAGGAGTTTCCATTAAGTCTTGCATCTGATTATCAACAGGATCTATCTGCTTATTCATTTGATTATTAATATTATCTGTGTACCCTGCTGAAAGAATTGGCGATTTAGAGTTAGGCTTTTTAAGTAGTTGTACTGCAGGAGTATGCCACTTTCCTAATACTGCTGCTTCGAAATTTTCTATCATTGAAGGCATTGCTCTTTTAAAGCTACCGATATTAAAAGGCACTTCATCTCTAAAAGAATTCTTATTATAAGAAACATTTGAATAATTTCCAACCGCGATGTGATTCTTTAATCCTATATAAAACTCATCGTCAATCTCCTCTCCATTAATCTTTTTTACATAAGCTCTTATAAAAAATTCTTCATAAGCCTGATTGCCTTTACCAAAAAACATATCATCTTTATTAAAAGGAGCTAATCTAAAATACCTATGTAATAATTCATGGCTCTTTGTTTTTTGATCATCCCATTCTGTGCGATCTACATGAGGATCATCTAGAGCTAACTGTGCGCCTGCAAGACCTTGTTCGCCTAATAAAGAATACATATCATCAGGAGCAAAAGAATCATACATTGTAGGCGCTTTTCCTCCGCGTAAAAGATTTTCAAATTTCTGCTTAAGCCATTCGTTAGGAGAAAAACGCTCTCTGCCTAGTATAGTTGACCAAATATATGAATCTTGTGCGTTTTCGTGTTCATAATAAGGATCTTCCATAGTAGTAAGTTTTTGATTCTCACTATCCCAAGCGGGTTTAAATCCAAATCTTCTTGTAGGAGAATCAGCTAAAGTCATACTTAAATTTGTACGATCAATCGCTTCTAATATTTCTAAGCTTACACCGGTAGCAGCACCGGCTATGTTTGATAATTTAGGATCAATCCACTTGGGATCTAGGCTTTCTCCTAATCTGTCGGTATATTGTTTTTTAGTATCTTCGGTTAATGCTGTAAAATATTTTTTTTCTTCCGGATCTTTTATTCTATTAAGATAAATTCTTACATCTAGTTCTGAGAGTGGTTTAGCTTTTAATTTCTTCGGTCTATTATATTCATAGTCCCTTCTTTTATCAAAACTTTTATCCAACTCCACCCTAAGTGCATCTTGTACAATACCAGTATCCTCCCAATTTTTTTGTTCTGCTGTAACATATTGCTCCCAAAGCAGATCTCTTGCATTACGCATATCTTCTGTTCTTCGTAGATCCCACGGCAAGTTATCTCTACGATCTAGCTCTGCCCTCATTGCAATTGTTTCCGGACTATCATGAGTTCTTTTAGAGGCATTCCAAGCCTCTCTCCTCTTCTCTTCTTCTTTTCCCCAAAATACTGCTAGATCTGTATTCGATTGCTTACTTCGTTCATAGCTTGTTTTAATATTATCATAATCTACAGTAATCTCTTCAATTGGATATTGTTTTTTAAACATATTCAAATTTGAATTTGTAAATTTATTAGCTACTTCTTTAAGATTAAGATTTAATTTTTCATCATCTATTGTTCTTTCTTTATCTTGTAGTAAATAATCAGTCGTTACATTAAACATTTCTTTATCAGCGGGTTTGTCTACATATTTTTTATCTGCTTGAGCCTGTACTTCTTCATAGCTTTTTTGTATAGGAGCAGGAGTAGTAACAGCTATCTTTCCTAGTTTTACTAAGTCTCTAAAAAATCCCATTACTCACTACCTCTAAACAACTCAGGATTATTATCATATAAATAGTTTTCATACATTTCATCAGCTAAGTCCGGATTGTAATTATCACTTTCAGGATTTTTCATATCATCAAGCCTAGCAAAAAAGCTTGCATCGTCTTTATCCATATTTTTTGCTCTACGAATTGATTCTTTATTTCCTGACGCATAGAGTGCTTGATCGTCAGGAACACCTAGATCACTAGCTGTTGCATCTCTTGGTCTATCTGTTACCTCGATACTTACTTTACTTTTTTGTGCTTTCGTTTTATAGCTAGGATCTATAATTGGAGATCGTTGTACCATATCGGTTACAACACCTTCTTCATTCTTAATAAACTGTGTCTCTGTTCTTTTCCATCTAGGACCATAAAGCATTGATCCGATTGTTTGCTCTAGGCTTTCCAATCTACGTTCTTGTGTAGCTCCCATTTCAAAAGCACTTAGTTTATTTTTAGCATCCTTTTCTGCAAACTCTTTAACCATGTTTAATTTTTCCCTAAAATTTCTTTCTGTAAATGAACTCTTAGCTTGTCTAAAATCTACACCATCTAATAACTCTTGACTAAATTTAATCTTAGTATAATCACCCGATACAAATTCTCTCAACACATTAGCCATGTCTGAATTTATATTCATGACTCTTTGCTTTATTTGTTTTGAATTAAGGTATCTATTATTAGAATCTTTATAGTCATTATAATAAGAAGAGCTTTTAGTACTTGGATCTTTTTTAGTTCTAATTCCTACGGAGTTAGTTAGTCCTCTAGCTCTATTTGCTGAAGAGCCTCTTATATCTTTTATTGCTCCGAGTGTTTCAT